GTCCAGTAAATGCTGCCGGACCTCTCTTTGTTGATGGTGATGGGAATCTTACCTCCACATCAACAGGAAGTCCCGTGGTTGCTGTTGGATCTCTTGTGGGTAGTGACTATGCTTTAGTCGTGAATCCCTCTCTGGGGGAAGTCAGCGGCTTTAACGGAGGTGTTCCAGGCGGTTCTCAGCAATATTCAAGATCCTCACCACCAAACTTAGGTGGGGTGACTGCAACCACAGGTGGTGTTTCTTATGTTAATGACAACCTCATTCCAAACGGTTCACTCTCAATTTGGCAACGAGGTATTGGTGTTGGAAGTGCCTTTACAGGAACAGGAAGCACATACTTTGCAGATCGTTGGGTGAGATTAAACAGAACAAATGTGGATGTCGCAGGATCGACAGGTAGTGGTAGTTTGTCGTTGGAGAGAAAAGATTTCACAACAACACAAACAGATGTTGAAGGTAATCCATTATATTATGCTCGATTCAATGCCACAATTGCTGGTAACACATACAATGATATTATTCACGTTGAAAATCGTGTTGAAGGATCTGATACACTGCGAGGTGAAAATGTCACTCTCGGATTCTATGCAAAAGCAAACGCCGCTGGTAAAACAGCAACTATTTTTGTGAAACAAAACACTGACGGAGCGAACACTGAAACAAAAACAAACATTGCCGACATCCGACTTCCAAATAACGACTGGCAAAAATTTGTAACTGTATTTGAAGTTCCTGAATTGACAGCGACTCCAAGTGGAGAACACTATTTTGCCGTTGGTTTGGATATTACCCATGCAGGACAAGTTGACTTGGCACAATTCAAACTTGAACGTGGTGTTGCATCCACTCCAGTTCAACCCAGAACTATCGAGAGCGAATATGATTTATGTGCAAGATATTATCAGAGAAGTTATGCTCCCGATGTTGCAACAAGAACAAAAACTTTTGTTTCCAATTCACCCGACGCAACTTCAGTGAATTTCGCTGCCGTTCCCGCTGAACGAGACTTCTATGAAAGATTCTCAACTCGAATGCGAGGGACACCAGCGATTACATTGTATTCTCCATACTCAGGTGAAACAGGAGAAGCATACAATAGAAGTTTCGGTGATGATCTCGCAGCCTCTTCTGGTTCTCGTGGTTTTGCCGGAAATGTTCGAGTTGCCCCAGCGGGAGCAACAACGATTACGACAGATACCACAAGTAAAGATGGTTTCCTGATACAGCCCGTCGCTGGTCTTGTTGACTACGACAGAATTTCGGTTCATTATATTGCCGATGCAGATTTGAACAATAACATTAGTTGAGGTAAAATATGCCAAGTTGCTCTAACAGTTCAAACATAATGTCATCAATCACTTCGGTGAACCTTAATAGCATTGGTTCACGGATTCTTGCAACTATTCCTAAAGTGAGTTCTGTTTACAACCTAGAGGCTGGACTTACTGCCGGAGATGTTATTCGTTATGATGTCACTCAAAGTCCCCCTGTGTATAAAACATCTCTTGCAGACAACGCTGAAAATGCTGAAGTTGTTGGTGTTATAGAATCCGTGGATGATGACTCTTTAAATGTTGTTATCTTTGGTCAGATTGATTATCCATCAGAATTGTTCACAAACTTAAGCGTGGATGGTGTTCCATCAGGAGCATCGGGTGGAAATGATATTTACTTCTTGAGTCCCACGGTAGCAGGTGGAATTCAAAACCTTGCACCAATGAATGCGACTGAAGTGGTGAAACCTATCCTTCAAAGAGCAGATGACGGACAAAATAACGCTGTTGTTTTGAACTACATTGGTTATTCCATTGGTGGTGAGATTGTTTCAAATGATCTTACAGATGGTGGACTGGGTGAGGTATTAACCATTTTAAATATTGATAATCCAAACCCACCGACCAATTATGTTGATGTCACGGACGGATCAAAGGATCTTTCTGTCTCCGATTACCCCGATGCTTACGGTTTCTTTGGTAAAACTTTTGGTTATACTGAAAAGATAACTCTTGATGGATCTGTAAAACTCCCATCGACAAAACTTGGAAGGTCTGCCACACAAACAAATGCGAGATCCATTGTTTACAACGGATCTATTTTATCAATAGACTCAACAAACAACACAGTCACTGTTAGACGAGACAGTAACGAGCCACAGGCAAAAACAAACTTGTCTTTGAAAATTGACGGTGTTAATTACACCGTGACAAATTCCGAGGTTGAAAAATTCACCGTTCCTAGAATTCGGAGTAAGAGTGAATTTACTTTTGATGTAAACGGAAATCTGAAAGAAACTGGACTTAAATATTTCTTGAAAGTAAAAACAGAAGTTGGTTTAACTATTCCAACGAAAGTAACAGTTCAAGACTTAGAAGTAACAAACAAACTTACAGCGAAAACTGCGTCTGCAAGTGAAAATACCGATTTAAACCTCTCAGTAAACAACCTAAATACGGATGTAAATACCATTAAAACAACTTTAGGATTGTCATAATGCCCATATACATCGGTAGTAGTCATTTTGTGAGGACAGGAACCGGTCCAACGGGACCGACAGGCCCTACCGGACCAACAGGACCAACAGGACCAACTCTTCTTGGACCCACTGGACCTACTGGTGCTACGGGTGAGCGATTCGAGGGCTTCTCTCAAAAATCTTCAGGTATAACCTTTATTTCTCTTTTCTCTGGAGCCACTACAGAAAGAGCGATTGACGCTGTTACTGGAGGAATCGACGGAAGTAAAATTTTAGGTAATACTGGACCGACTGTGTTTGAGGATCTCGCAGTTCAAAACTTTAGTTTTGGATTTACTTTCGGCAAACAAGCAACAAGAAACGAAATTACTGTTCGTAAAATTGGAACAGAGTCACCTTTAATTAATCTCATCGACGAGGGTGAGAAAATTGTTGTTTCATATGATATATCTGGCACTGGATATTTAAATGTAAACGCAGCACCAAAACAAATTATCAAGGCTGGTTCCAGTGGTCTTTTTGAGGATCTTGCCGGATCAACAGCATCTGAGTTTTCTGCCCGTCACGAAATTGAAGGTCTTGGTGTTTCATCTTTCTTAGAGCCAAGTTTACTTTTAGGCACAGCGGACGGTGGAGTGAGTGCAGACACGGTTGGATCGACTGCTGGTCTTCGAGCAGAGATTGATTGGACTAAAGCAAAAACATTTGTCATTCAAACACAAAACTCATATTCCGATCTCGCACCACTTACAGTTAACATTAAAAAACCACCGGCAAATAAATCGGCATCTTTTTTCTTAGTCGTTGAGGGTGCGACTGGAACATCAGCAATTGTCGATAGATTCACATCCACCGATTCCATTGTCAAATTCCCATTCACAAAGAAACCATGCTTTAGTGGAACCAGAGATGTGTTCACCTTTATCTCACTTGGAAATGAGTGGTATGGTAATTTGGTTTATTGGGACGAAAGTGCATCGGCACTTAAAACTTATGACGAGACACACTATTGTAATGAATTACCTGATCTTGAAACTGATCCAGAACAAACTGGCGTCTGTTGCTTGGGAACAGGTGTTCCAGTTTTCACGACATACACTAACTGTCCCGGCTTCTTTGTTCCTGATTACATTTCAGAAGCATACGGATTCACTGGTGTTGACAGACTGAAGGTTTGTGGTTTACCCACAGGGCCATACAATTCAGATGCAGTTGGTCCTTGTTGTGTTTACAACGAAAAATTAGATCCTGCTGGCATTAATGGTGAACTTGAAAATCAATTTAACTTGGGAAGTCTTGGTTCTCTGAATCCACCGTTAGATATAAACTTCGATCCAGAAAATCCAATGCAGTGTTTTGACAATATGGCACCAGATGAGTGTCTTGCAATTGGGTATGGTAACGAGGATCTTTTTTCTTCGTTTAATGAGTTTAACGATTATATGCCAGATCCAGATCCAAACTCAGATCCAGGCTGCGGTCAAGTAAATTGTATTAACTCTATTTTCGATGTCGGTGCGTGTTGTGATGGACATGGAAATTGCACAGAGGTAAGTCAATATGTTTGCGAAGAAACTGGTGGATTCTTCCGAGGAAAAGGTATTCCTTGCACAGACACTCTTTGTTCTGGTGGAACTGGTGCATGTTGTACCTTTGGATCATGTGTTGATGGTGTAGAGGCAGACACTTGTATTTCAGGTGGATCAAAGTATGCCGGTAAGTTAAGTCGTTGCTCGACGACAACTTGTCCCGTCACAGTAAATTCTTCTTTGGTAAATGATTTCTTCAGACACCCAGATATTTCTCCCCGATTCCAAGATGGTGCAGAATATGGTGGTGGAGTTGTTAGTGGACTTTACAATCCATATGGTTCAATTCTTTTAGGTAACGCTGGATTTTCTGTCACCGCAAAAGACATTGTGGACGAGAGAGTTCCTATTACCGCTGTTGAAAGTTCATTGCCATTTTATCGAAGTGGTGGTAACACTGGAGGGGCGATTGGTGATGAGGAAGCAGCAAAGGTAAATGTTATTCCCGGTTATGGATGGGTTAATCAATATTGGCCGGGAAGTCATACTCTTTCTCCAACGATAACAACAGATCCACTGCAACATCTTTTTGCATACACAACCTCTGCTTACTATTGGCCTAGAAGTCTTTTAACACTTCAAAATGAAACAGTGAACTCAAACTTTTACCGATCATCATATGATTACACTGGTTATGGTTTTGACGCAACTCCAGCGACTCCAACAGATGGTGATCGAGTATATTGGAGCGATCTTTCATTACCAAATGAAAGTTTAGGTCAGGTAAGAAAAGATGCGTGGTACATTGTTGTTTCGATGAATGATGCGAAACTTTCAGACAACACAGATCAATTCAAATGGGGTGTCACTGGATCAAACTGGGCACCAATGTCAGATATTAACGCACCAACTTTTGATCCAAGCACAGGTATTGAAGATAATGCAGATTACCAACGATATCTCGATCTTGACATTGACATGGTGGGTGGATCACCAGATGCACTTCAATCTCCAACCCTCCCATCAATTGAAATGCTGGTCGGTTCTGAAGAAAAGAAAGCGGGTGGATATCTTCGCAATATGTTTAAAATGAAAGAGGGTCACTGGAGAAGAACTGTATCTGAACCTTTTGGATATGTTTCCGGTTGGCCGGTAAAACCTCAACCAAGTAGTTTTTCATTTTACCCAGAGGCGTATGATTATAAAGTCCCAGAGAGAGCGTTGAAAAAAGATATATTCACTCAATCTGCAACATCTTATGATTATTCAAGAATATTGGGAAGGTATCATGGTGATCTTCCCATAGGTGGTTCCATAGAGGCACTCTTTACTAAATCAAAAGTTCACAATCAAAACGGCTCTATTAACGGAACTGGTCGGTATGAGTTTGCTCCCGACATGTTTGGACATTACCATAAGAACTGGGGATTGTATAATACCATTCGCATGGCACACGCTATAAATCATGCTTATTATGATTGTAAGCCTAACTATGGCACCACCACTGCTTGTAACGGAACTTATGATTATATTTCACCAGATGGATTTATAACTCAAAATTGCGGAAACACTGCCGATTTCCCCCAAGTTCCGTTCCCAGCAGGTGGTATGTCTGCTGGATTTAACTGTGGTTGTGACAATGCTCCACCAAACGAAAATGGAACGGGTGGTTTCTTAATTGGTTGTGACGACACTTCTGGAACCAATTTCGGTCCGTCTAAAAAATCATCATTCCCACAAGATGTAAAAGCGGTTGGACTAACATCTCGTGGTGATTATTATGAAGAATATAAATTAAATGAAGCATATGGTTTGGCTGGATTTCCGTCATTAGGTCAAAGTCACGACTCATTAAAAGATTACTACAACGCTCAAGCATACATCGGTAAGTATCTCTTTGGTAAAATTCAATCAATCGGTATCACCGCTGCTGAACAAGATGCCAGACTCTCTGCCGTTCACGCAGTTAGAACTAAGTTTGACGATAGAGCAACAAGTCCAGATAGATTTAGTGGAGCAGATCAACCATGTCCAGATCAATATTGTGATCCTGAGAATAACTTACTCTATCCAAACCCACCATTTATGTCTCCTTGGTATTTACCGAGTCCAGATGAAATGGCATTCATTGCAAGAAAAGTCGCTCTCGAAGGTTTGAATGATAAGTTAGTTGAACTTGGCGGAGATCCGATTG